TTTTGTATATATTTATATCAAACAAACACAATTTAATATGTTAACATTTATTATCATTGTTGCCGCTTTAGCTATTGCCGTTTTTGTAGCTGTAAAAACTGGTAAAGTAAAAGACGCAAACAACAACAACATTCCTGACGTAATTGAAAAACCAATTGAGGCTGTAAAGAGCGCAGTAGTTGAAGTTAAAGAAGAAGTTAAAGAAGCAATTGAAAAAGTAAAAAAAGCTGCTCCTAAAAAACCAGCTGCTAAGAAATCTGCTAAAAAAGATAAATAATATATGGAAAAAATTACATTGAAATTATCTGAGTTTTATCAGCTTGACGCCGAACTGAACGGGGCTACAAACCAACAAACTGGTGAAAAATTAGCTAATGGGTTATTAAGCGAAAAAGTTAAATTAACTACCAAATATTGGTTAACTGACTTAGCTAAAAAAGTAGGCACTGAAAAAGAAGCTGTAGAAAAAATTAAAAACGAATTAATTCAAAAACACGGCAACACAGACGAAACTGGAAACACTAGCATTCCGTTATACATCAACGAACAAACTGATGAAGAGGGAAAAGTTATTTCTCGTGAAATTAATCCGAAATTCGTTGAATTCCAAAACGAATTCAATGCATTACTAGAAGAAACCCGCGAACTAGAACATAAAGGTTTCAAATTAGAAGAACTAGAATCAGTAGAATCATCAGATAACTACCCAGTGTTCTTTAAATTGATAAAAGTTGATGAATAAAATATCAGAAATATTTCAGGCGTGGGTAGCTGCGGCTAATCCCACTTCTGAACAACAACTGATAGCTGAATACAGATCATCTATATGTGACATATGTGATAAAAAAACATATATAACTGCTATTGCTTCATTTATTTGCAGTGAGTGTGGTTGTCCACTTTCTAAAAAGGTATTCAGCCCAAAACCAGGACCTAAAGCGTGCCCATTAGCTAAATGGGAAAAATAGTTATGGCAAAATTAACACAAGAAGAATTACAACAAATTAAAGATCTTCAGTCAAAGTACAATCAAACTTTATTTGAAATTGGTGTCACTGAGGCACAAGCAATTGCACTTAAAGATCAATTAGAAAAACTAGAAAATAATAAAAGTAATTTATTTAAAGATCTAGTAACAATTGAACAAAAAGAATCAGAATTAACTGCAACTCTCCAAACAAAATACGGTCAGGGTAGTATTAATACAGAAACAGGTGATATTTCACCTATTTGATAATATTTCTGTGGTTTGTGGTGGTTTTTGGATATTTATTATTAGGTTAATCCTATTAAATTTCAAAAATAATTAATATAAAATGGCAGAAAAGATTTTATCTCCTGGTGTATTTCAAAATGAATCTGATCAATCATTAGTTCAAAGAGGTATACAAGGTACAGCAACAGCAATTGTTGGTCCTACAGTATTAGGCCAACCATTTATTCCTACTTATGTTACTTCTTATAGCGAATATGTATCAAAATTTGGAGAATCATTTAAAAGTGGTAGCTATTACTATGAATATTTTACATCATTAGCCGCTAAGGATTTTTTCCAAAATGGTGGACAAACATTATTAGTAACTAGAATTATTAGTGGTTCAGCTAATGTTAGTACTTATGCACAAGCTACAGTAGGTGCTTTTAATTTAACTGGTAGTTCATTTACACTTGAAACTTTAGCTTGGGGTGATCAAATGAATAACACTTCTAGTGCTGTTAGTGGTGCTTTAGCAAGTGGTAGTTCAATTAACGTTCGCTACGAAATTACACAAGTAAATACTGGTAGTGGTACATTTAGTTTAGCTATTCGTCAAGGTAATGATAATACTGCTCAACCTAATTATATTGAAACTTTCCCTAATTTATCATTAGATCCAGCATTACCAAACTTTATTTCTCGTGTAATTGGTGATAATAAACCAATTTATCGTGTAGATGCTGATAATGAACCATATATAGATTATACTGGTTCTTATGCTAATGCTTCTCAATATGTGCGTGTTAAATCAATAACTACTCCACAAATAGATTCAATCGATAATAACGGTAACTTTAAATCTGCTCAATATAGTGGTTCATTACCAGCATTAGGAAGTGGATCATTCCATGGTTCATTTAGTGGTGGTGTAGCTGCAACAACAGCAGAACAAAAAATGAACGAAACTATTACAGCAACTAATATTCAAGGATTTTCTGGTACTGATTACCAAACAGCTTTTGATTTATTAGAAAATAAAGATGATTTTAGATTTAATGTGTTGTCTGCACCTGGTCTTACTTTAGGTAGTGGTGGTGTTTCCTCTTTTATTTCAACTTGTGAAGATAGAGGTGATGCTATTGCCATTGTAGATACTGTATTATATAATCAAACTGTAACTGCTGCTACAACTGCTACTGCTGGTCAATCAAGTAATTATGCTGCTGCCTATTGGCCTTGGATTCAAGTATTTTCAAGCGCTTTAGGTAAAGCAGTTTGGGTTCCACCAACTACAGTAATTGGTGGTGTTTATGCATTTAATGACCAAGTTGGTGCTGAATGGTTTGCTCCAGCAGGTTTAAATCGTGGTGGTATTCCTTCAGTATTAAAGGCTGAAAGAAAATTAACTCAAAATGATCGCGATTCATTATATAATTCAAACGTTAACCCATTAGCTACTTTCCCTGGAGAGGGTGTAGTAGTATTTGGTCAGAAAACTTTACAACGTAAAGCTACATCATTAGACCGTGTAAATGTTCGTCGTTTATTAATTGCATTAAAAGATTTCATTGGTCAAGTAGCTAATAACTTAGTATTTGAACAAAATACTAATGTAACACGTAATAGATTCTTAGCCCAAGTTAATCCTTATATGGAATCAGTAGTACAAAGACAAGGTTTATTTGCTTATAGAGTAGTAATGGATGATACAAATAATACTCCTGATGTAATTGACCGTAACCAATTAGTAGGTCAGATTTTTATCCAACCAACTAAAACTGCTGAATTCATTATATTGAATTTCAACATATTACCAACTGGCGCTACATTCCCTGCATAAAGGAATATAGTTGCTAATATTTATTAATAGTAAATAAAATATAACATAAAATGCCTGTATTAGACGCTAACGAAATAATGTTTACAGCCTTTGAACCAAAAGTTCAGAACCGCTTTATCATGTATATTGATGGTATTCCAGCTTACTTAATTAAAAAAGCTGCTGCTCCTGGATTTGAAGCTGGTGAAATTATTTTAGATCATATTAACGTTTACCGTAAAGTAAAAGGTAAAGTTAAATGGAATGATATGTCTTTAGAATTATACGATCCTGTAACTCCATCAGGTGCTCAAGCTATAATGGAATGGGCTCGTTTAGCACACGAATCAGTAACTGGCCGTGATGGTTATTCTGACTTTTATAAGAAAGATTTAACATTAGATATTTTAGGTCCAGTGGGTGATGTAGTAGGCGAATGGATTATTAAAGGTGCTTATTGTAAAACAGCGAATTTTGGTGAATATGATTGGGCTAGTGAAGCTGCAATCAACTTAACAATAACAGTAGCTATGGACTATTGTGTCCTTAACTTCTAATTCCTCCCTCATATTTCTTTTTTAAGGCGTCTGCTTTGCAGACGTCTTTCTTTTTTTCATATTTATAGTCATGGGAAGTTTGTTAAATTCATTTAAAATTACCAAGTTAGATTTAGAAGATAATAATCTAGATAATAATAGACTTGACAAAACTACTACCTATACCCCTAACAACTCAGGTACTCCAACCAACCAAGCTAACCCAGGTAAACCAACTAATTTTTTCCAAACTTTTGTCCCAACAAATCCCTATTTAGATTTTGTTAAAAATATACCTGGCAAAAGTAATCTATTAAATTTAGGTAAACTTCCAAGAAGACTTACAATACTTGAAAATGGTGTTGAAGTTCCACTACCTGCATACAAATATTCAATTTTTGACGCTACTAATCTTGATATAGAAAAATCAGGAGTAGACGGTGGTATACCTTATAAACAACAAAAAGACCCAACAGTATACCCAACAACAACCCAGAAAAAATCATCTACAGGTGGGTTCTACCCAGTAGAAGGCCAAGCAGCATCTAAGTATGACCAGGTTTTTAGTCCAAAAAACACCTATTTAGATTTTATTAAAAAATATACTTAACGTATATTTATATATATAATAAAT